GGACTTTCTGGAACAGCGGAGAAGCCTGCCAGTACCACAACAGTCGATACAACATTTAACATGATAAGTGGGTTGATAAAATGAGTGGACTATTTAATAACTTAGTTTGGTTTGTAGGCGTAGTCGAAGACAGCGCTGACCTGACTAATGCAGGACGTGTTCGGGTGAGAGCATTCGGCGTACATCCTCCTAAAGGCGAAGCATTACCCACTAATCACTTGCCTTGGGCTACTGTACTAGATGGTACATATGGAGTAGCTCAAGTAGTACCAAAGGTCGGCGACTGGGTATTTGGATTCTTCGTTGATGGCAGAGAAGCACAGCATCCTATGGTTATGGGCAGAATTCCGGGCATGAACTTATCATGGCCAATGGGGTCGGGCAATGCTGGCGAAGACGGATACATCCCACCTGAGAGTCTACACGAGTTCGGTGCACCTCCGCTTCATAGATACGTCAGTGGAGAAGACTCCGAATTCGGTCAAGCCATTCTACAGAGAGCATTCCAACGCAGTGGTATAGACACAGCGGGTGATACTACGTTCGATGAACCACCTATTATGACTCCAGAGAGAAACCTCGACAACCGTGTTATTAAGTCTAAGAATGGCGACAACTTCTTAGTGCTATGTGATCCAGTCGAGAACGAGGCAGGTGACTTCATTCTAATGTCACACTCAAGTGGTTCCGTGTTCCAGATTGATCCAAATGGTACGATATTCGTTAAGTCGTTTGGTGACACATACAACTCAACAGAGGGCTTAGAGTTCAATAACGTACAAGGTAGTCAGCATACTAATATATCAGAAGACTGGACATTAAAGGTAGAGACTGGGTCTGGTAAAGTATGGATCAATGGTGACCTGGATGTCGAATGCGAGAACTTCAATGTAACCGCTCGTGGCTCAGCAAACATTCGATCTGCAATTAAGACGAACATATCTGGTGGTAGCGTTGGTATATTCGCATCCACTGATGATATCAATCTGGTTGCGTATAATAGCATTAAGAACAAGTCTGGTAACATATTAAATGGTGGTGGATTCTACGTACAGAGTGATTATGGTGATGTGCATCTCGATGCCTATAAGATGAATCTATACAGCTCTACATACACTAAGATCACCGCAGCGGGTATACCTGCAATCAGTACGCAACTGTTGCCATATCCCGATATCACACATAAGGGCATTGAGATAAACTCTCCAGCTGTTGTTAGCATTTCCACAATAGGCGCTCTAGCACTTTCCGGCTCTACAACATCAATCAAGGGCACAGTTGAGGCAAATCTTACTGGCGCTATCGTCGATGTTAAAGCGGATGGACTTTTGAATCTAGAAGCTGGTGGTATAGCTAGCCTTGATGGCACGTTAGTTAATATTGGTATGGGTACCGGCGCTGCGGCTGGCATTACCGCTTCAACTACCGCTACGACTACGATACGGGGTACACAAGTTGCATTCCCATCAGCAGCGAAGAGTGTGACCGAGGTTGCAGCAGCGGTTGATCCAGGTGAGATTCCGGCCAGTCGTGCGTCGATATTTGGTGGCAACTTCGTCGAGAGACAGAACGCTCCAATGACTAGTTTTATGGGACACGATGATGACGCTAATGGACCTCAGTGATGATAAATACACTATACGTAAACATAACTTAGGAAGAAATACATGACCTATTGCGATTCCAGCACACCGCTATCGTCGAGATTTGATGCTCAAGTCTTGCGACCAGACAGTGCTATATTCGATAAACTCTTCGATACTGCTGGGCTTATTGAACAAGGTAATCCTTTAGATAAAGTCGATCGTCAGAGCGTGATTAACGTCACCAATAGACTCAATGATCTACTTTCCGATATGAATCTTGACGCATATCCAGTTCTAAAGAAAAGGTTCGGACAGTTTCCTATAACATATGTTGAGGTTGCAGACTTTGCGTTAGCAGATAATACCGACCTCGATAAAACGTACAGTGATATGCAAGCATTCGATCCTAGCGGTGCCGGAAGAACTCCCACTAGTGATACCGCTGTAGGTGACAGTGGTCCTGGAGGTACTGGGGGAACTAGCGTAGGCGAGACTGGCCCAGTTGATGGAACTGCCACGAATGTCGGCACTACCACAACAGCTACTACCACAGACGCTGATGGTACTACAACGACTACTGCCATAAATGCTGATGGTACTACAACGACTACTGCCATAAATGCTGATGGTACTAAAACAACGACCAAAACAGACACTGATGGCACAACCACATCTAATACTACCGACAGTAATGGCACAAGAACTACCGTAACCACAGACACTAGCGGCAATACGACAACTACCACAGTCGATCGCTCTGGTAACACGACTATCGCTAAAGGTTTTACGATACTCGCAGGCATAATTGCAATAGGATCGATCCCAGTATCAATACTAAACTTCTTATCGAACTTCGATTTTCATCTCGATACCAATATCGGAGTATCTATAGGTGGTGGACTATGTGGACAGTTTGGTAACATATTTGATAAGTTATTTGGACTATTCACTTTCGTCAAATCAGGTAAAGATCGAATATCAGATATAGGCAATCCCAATGAAAAGGATCTAGTGAAGAAAGGTTTATCTATTACGTTTGGACTGACCATTAAGGAGCTACATAAAAATATTGTCAAAATCATTAAAAAGCTTGTTAATCAAATAAAGAAAATTGTTAAGTCTATGATAGACTTCGCAGTGACCATAGCTAGTAAAATATACAAGAAAATTAAAAAGATGGCGGAAAGTATCCTAAACTTCTTTTCGGATATAAATCTAAGTCTGTTTTTTAAACGAATTGAGACTTTCGTTGCTAGTACTGCGTCACAATTCGAAAGACTTACCCTAGAGAACTTGGGGCTGCTGATGTTCCGTTTCTGTCAGTTTTCAGATACAATGCACGGTCTACTCATGGCACCAGCAAAGTCTTTATCGGCACTAGCTAATACTGTTGCCACTGAGACCACTATTGCTCAGAACACCTCACTGAGACAAACGAAAGAAGCGGTCACTGCTGGTGGAGTACGTATACCACCTGCTGATCGAGAGAAAGCGAAGACTAAAGCTATTGCAAATAATAATGCTCCTATACCAACTAGCATACCAAATCCAACTAATACAGTGTTTGATCCACAGATCGATTGGCAGACTCCAAGAGTATCCACTCTAGCAGAGAATGCTGCGATTAACACGCTAAACGAGGATGGCATAAAAGATAAGTTCTCATTCTCACCTAGTGTTAAGAGTGACACCAATAACTGGCAAAAGGTAAGCTCGGATGTTTGGATTCGCCTGTTAAGAATCAGTGAGCAGACCGGGACGAAATATGTCGTCAACTCTGGATTTAGAGATAAAGCACATAACGCAGCGGTTGGTGGATCTTCTGACTCAATTCATATGAGTGGATTCGCAATTGATATAAGTGTGTCATCTGCCCATCGAGAGGAATTCTTCTTGGCAGCAGCACGAGCTGGATTTACTGGCATCGGCATATACAGCACGTTTATACATCTAGACCTTGGCGCACGACGAATGTGGGTCGCAGGTAACGCAAGTGAAAGCAAGTCAAAGTATGCTCTTACTGGCGCTGATAAGAACAAGTGGGTTAATGCTATACCAAAGCATAACAGAGATGAGTATAGAAAGAACTCTGGCGCAACAGCAGAGCAATTGGCTAGACAGAACTCGTTTGAGGCTAAGAGAGCTGCCGCAGCAGAAGCTGCTACTATGAGCAAAAAACGTCTCGCCTAACACATAAATACACGAAAAGGAAATACAATGGCAGGTCTAACACCAAGAACACGAGCACGAGAATTGTATTCCGATTTCTCTAAGAATCTAGATCAAGTGCCTGGGCGGAACGATCTGTCTAGGAAGATCAATGAGAATGCCGTGAAAGAGTCTATTAAGAACATCGTCCTTACTAACAAAGGCGAGAGGTTGTTTCAACCGACTATAGGATGTAACATTTCGGCATCATTATTCGAGAATCTAGATGCCAACACAATTCTTATTTTGAAAGACAATATCAAAACAGCGATTCGAACATACGAGCCACGATGCAATCTAAAAGATGTGGAAATCGTAGCAGACTTAGATACTAATAATTTGCAAGCGACTGTGTTGTTCAGCGTACTAAATACAAGTACGACCTCATCAATAACACTCGATCTTGTCAGGGAAAGATAAATGGCTAATATATCACCAGTAACAGACTTAGACTTCTTTGCGACTAAAGAAGCCCTTAAGACGTTCCTAAAGAATCAAGACCGGTTCAAGGATTACGACTACGAGGGGTCGAATATGAATGTCCTATTGGACGTTCTATCATACAACACATTCTATAATAACTACTATTATAACATGGCCGTGTCTGAGATGTTTCTTGATAGCGCAACACAGCGTAATAGCGTTATTAGTCACGCCAAAGAATTGAACTATATGCCACGAAGCAGACGATCGTCCGCTGTCACCTGTGATATCACGTTTACCGCACCTGCCGATTATGGCTCCAACTTCATAGCCATACCAGCCAATACAGCATTCACTGGTAAATGTGGCAATAAGACGTACATTTTCTTAAACGAGAAGGCATACGTTGCGGCACGAAGCTCTGCATCACCTACAACATTCATAGCAAGTTCCGTTGAATTGTTTGAAGGACGATATATAACCGAGTCATTATCCGTAGCAGATACGACTATATCCAATGCGTGGATAGATACACGTAGCATTACCATGACAGTCAACGGTGCGGTATTCACATATAAGAGTGAGATCTTTGGTGTGGGATCTGCTGATAAAGTATTCTATCTACAACCTGAGAATGATGGTCGATATAGCGTACAGTTCGGTCAAAATAGATTCGGATTTCAGCCTACAATAACCGATTCTATCTCTGTATCCTATAGACTGTGTACAGGCCCAGAAGCGAATGGTGTTAATAGCCTTTCCTTACCGGCATCATTCGGTAACGCCAGCTCTAACATAATTACAGTATCCGGTCAATCTGCTGGTGGATTCTACGGCGAGGGCATTGAGTCTATCCGCACATTCGCACCTAAAGCGCTTCAAGTACAAGAGCGAGCTATCACTAAGCGTGACTATGAGACTCTGTTACGAGCAAGATTTCCGAATATCCAAGCAATCTCTGTGTACGGTGGCGATGAAATCGATCCTCCTAAGTACGGCAAGGTTATCATCTCCATCGATGTTGCTGGTGGCCAGGGCGCTGCTGAATATGAGATCGCCAACTTTAAAAACTATCTAAAAGACAAGACTCCATTGACGATTGACCCAATCTTTATTGCAGCTAAGTTCTTGTTCGTCGATGCGGTAATTAATGTCAAGTATGATGCTAACCTTACCGTTAAGTCCGCAGCACAGATCAAAAACGAGATATATTCAGCGGTTCTTACGTACCAGACTACGTACCTAAATGACTTTAATAAGACATTGTACCAATCTAGATTAGCGGCAACACTCGATTCGGTAGATGGATCTATCATAAGTACAGATATCGTTGCTAAACCAATTATCGAATATATTCCTGTACTTAACGTATCAAGTAGTCCGTCATTCTCGTTTGAGGATGCACTTGTTAAGCCATATGCGTTTGATGCCATCACTGGTTTCGATTCGTTCACTCCGGCAGTAAGTACGACTAAGTTCACCTATGCTGGAGCGCTCGTAACTATGCAAGACGATGGGTTAGGCAGCTTCATGCTCGTCACGGCAGGAACGGATGTAGCACGAGTGTTTAAGTACGGCGTTGGTACGGTAAACTATACGACTGGTGCTATCAAGCTGTCTAACATCACCGTTGATAACTATGAAGGGTCATCTATTAAGTTTACCGCTTCTACTGTAAACAAAGACGTTAAGACTC